GGACTCAATGGTCGGCTACGGGTTGTTGGGTTACAACTCCCAAGGCATCGTCCGGGCGCCATGGGTTGCGATCATCGAGGCGGCATCCAAGGACCTGAGGGCATGGGCCGCCGAGTTCGGATTCACGCCTTCCGCTGAGGCGAAGCTGAGTGTGCAGGAGGCCGACAATGGCGAGGGGAACCCGTTCGAGTGACGATGACCTGAACCTCTCCCTCGAGGTCAGGTGGTATCTGGAGTCCCGGAAGATCCCGCTGCCCACATGCCCGCCCCGAATCAAAACCCCGGAACCAAGCAGGGTTCGTGGTGCCAGGTTCGACCCGGTCCGGGTCGACAAAGTACTCGCCGCGTTCTCGCTGCTGCGTCACACGCAGGGGCAGTGGGCTGGTCGGCCGTTGAAGCCTGATCCGTGGCAGGTTGCCTACATCTTGGCGCCGGTCTTCGGCTGGGTGAAGTGGGACAAGGACTCCGACTCCTACGCTCGGATCATCCGCTCGTTCTACGTCGACGTGTCGCGCAAGAATGGCAAGTCGACGCTGTTCGGTGGCATCGAGCTTTACATGCTCGCCGCCGATGGCGAGCCGGGCGCGCAGGTCGTGACCGCGGCGACGACGTTGCATCAGGCCGGGTTCGTGTTCAACCCGATCAAGGCTTTGGCCGAGAAGTCACCGGCGTTGAAGGGACATGTCAAGCCGATCGGGTCGAAGATCCTGCACCCGAAGTCAGGGTCAGTCCTCGAGGTCGTGTCCAGCGTCGCTGACGCGCAGATGGGCGCCAACATCCACTTCGGCGGCATCGACGAGCTCCACGTCCACAAGACCCCTGACCTCGTTGAGGCGATTGAGACCGGCACAGGTGCCCGTCGCCAGCCGCTGATCGGGATCATCACCACGGCGGACTCGGGTAAGAAGAACACGATCTACTCGCGCAAGCGTGAATACGTCGAGCAGCTGGCGCGCGGTGCGATCAAGGACCCGTCGACCTACGGTGTGGTCTGGGCTGCGGATCCGAAGGCGGACCCGTTCAGTGAGGCGACGCAGCGGTCGGCGAACCCCGGCTATGGGATCTCGCCCACCCGCTCGTATCTGGCTAACGCTGCGACTCAGGCGAAGGCGTCGCCGGCTGACCTGGCCAAGTACCAACGGCTGCACCTTGGGTTGCGGACGAAGCAGGAGACGAAGTACCTCGTCCTTGAGGTGTGGGACCGCAACGGTTCGCTGATCGATGAGACGAAACTGGTTGGCCGTGAGGCGTTCGGCGGCCTCGACCTCGCGTCCACGAGCGACCTGTGCGCGCTGTCGTGGGTTTTCCCTGCCGAGTCCGGCTTCGATGCGTTGTGGCGGTTCTGGACGCCTGAGGCGAACCTGGCCAGCCTCGACAAGCGAACCGCGGGCATGGCGTCCGTGTGGGTCCGTGAGGGCTTCCTGACGCTGACTCCGGGCAACGTCGCTGACTATGACTTCATCCGGGCGCAGATCAACCTCGACCGTGAGAGTTTCGCTGTCCGTGGGATCGCCTACGACCCATGGAACTCCAGTCAACTCGTCAACGACCTGGTCTCTGATGGTGCGCCGATGGTGAAGACCCGGCAGGGCCTGATCACATTGTCGGCTCCGACGAAGGAACTGCAACGGGTCCTGCTTGAGGGCACCGAAGAGAAGCCGATGTTCCGCCACGGCGGGAACCCTTGCATGCGCTGGCAGGTCGACAACTTCGCCGTGGCGATGGATCCGGCCGGGAATGTGAAGCCGAACAAGGCTGTCGCCGCGGACAAGATCGACGGGGTTGCGGCCACGATCAACGCGCTCTCGCTCGTCCTGGCCATGCCTGTGAAGAAGGCGTCGAAGTACGAAACCGAAGACCTCGCGGTCGTCTGATCAAAGGAGTGCCCTGTGCGTCGTGACCGACTGATTAGACGCGCCGAGCGTGGCCGGTTCCTGGTCACCACTGACTCCGAGGAGACCTTCGATGGAGTGCTGGTCGACTGGGATGAGGGTCACTTCATCCTTGCCGACGCGTCATCGGTTTCACCCAAGGGCGACCGTCTGAAGATTGACGAGTACCTGTGGCTGCCACGTGCTCGAGTCAAATACATGCAAGCGTTGAGGGGGTAGGCGTGTTCCTATCGAACGGGGCTGTCGTTCCCTCCCAGGTGGACACTCTGGCGGACCGGACTCCGATCTTCGCTGATGCCTCCTACTACGCCACGTCCTCGCTGGAGCTGCTGGGCACGTATGCGGCGTACTCCGCGCTGTACAAGTCTCAGGTCTGGGTCGGCATCGTCATCCGTAAGCTGGCGATGGGGACGGCGCGGATGCCGTTCGACACCCGGATCGCCCTGAACGACTCGGACTCCAAACCCGAGAACGGCCCGCTGGCTGAACTGCTGGCCCGGCCGAACCCGCGGATGTCTGGGTTCAAGCTGTGGGAGTGGACATCCTCGACCCGTGACATCTACGGCGAGGCGTTCTGGCTGAAGCTGCGCGACGAGCGCGGCAAGGTCCGCGAGCTCCACCCGATGCATCCGGCGAACGTCATCGCGCGCCGCAACATCGAGGGCGGCCTTGAGTACATCTACTCCTCTGGCGTTCGTAACGTGTCGATGCTCCCGCCGATCCCTGAAGAGGATGTCGTCGCGTTCACGACGTACAACCCGGACAACCTGACGCGTGGCCTGAGCAACCTTGAGGGCCTGCGTATGACCCTGCTGAATGAGGACGCGGCACGCAGGGCCACTCAGGCGTTCTGGAAGAACGGACTCCGCCCGTCTGTGGTCCTGAGCCACCCTGGCAACCTGTCCCAGCCCGCGATGGACCGACTCAAGGCGAACATGGATGCGCGCCACGCAGGCGCGGACAACATGGGCGGCTCGCTCGTCCTTGAAGAGGGCTTGACCACGACGATTCAGCAACTCTCCGCAGAGGAGATGCAGTACATCGAGGGTCGGAAGCTGAACCGCGAAGAGGTCTGTGGCGCTTACGACGTGCCGCCGCCTGTCGTTCACATCCTGGATCACGCGACGTTCTCGAACATCACCGAGCAACTGCGCTCTCAGTACCGGGACACGATGGCGCCGCGGTTCGTGGGCTTCGAGTCGGTCGTCAACCATCAGCTCGTGCCGGACTTCTACCCCGACCGCGGCGTGTACACCCGTTTCAACATGGACGAGGTGCTCCGCGGCGACTTCGAGGCGAAGGCCACCGCCGCCGTGTCGATGCGCAACGCCGGTCTGCTCACTGGCAACCAAGGGATTGCGATGTTCGGTCTGCCTCGCTCTGAGGACCCGAACATGGACCGCTACTTTGCCAACGCCGCACTCGTGCCTTTGGGCACGCCTGCACAACGGATCTCGATCACCGAGGCGGCCACGCCGTCCCCTGCGATGGCCGCTGAGGCTGATGCGGCAGCGGGTGGCGCTGACGTAGCGGCTGCCGATGCTGCTGCCGGGAAGGCCGTCACACGCTCGTTCACGAGTCGCGTCAACAGGAAGGCGACAACTCCTGTCATCCGTGCCGCGATCGTTGCCACCAACAAGGCAGAACTCGACAAGTTCTTCGCTCGCCAGCGCGCATCCGTCAAGGCTGCCGTAAGCAAGAAGGCCGCCGGCGTGTTCGAACCGAGCGCATGGGATGGCGACCTTGCCACGATCCTGCACTCACTCTCCGAGGCGACCGCGAAGACGATCGGCGCGAAGGTTGCCGCTGATCTCGGTGGCGAGTACGACGGCGCAGAGATCGCTGACTACCTGAAATCGAACTCGGTCTCAACCGCGAAGCAGGTCAACCAGAAGACGGCGGACGAGATCACTACCGCACTCGAAAACGCTGCCGACAGCGAAGATCCCGAGGACACGATCGACGGCCTGTTCGATGGAGAGATCGCGGCCCGCTCGAATCAGATGTCATTGACTCGACTCGCTGTCATTGGCGGCTTGGCTGCCCTCGTGGCGGCTCGCACGAACAAGGCGAAGACAAAGACGTGGGTCGTCACCTCTGGCAAGCCTCGCCC